TTTAATTCCTCCACATACTTCTAGAATTCTGTTAATTGTTGGAACATCTAGAGCCTCTTCTAAAGCGTCACGATCTTTTACCAAGTCTGGTAGTTGAGTCTCCAAAGCAATAGCACAAGCGTCGATCAATACGCTAAGCGATTCATTCTCTGTAGTAACTTCTTGAGCTTTATTCATGGCTGTCATGAATTTTCTTAGTTGTTTAATTGATAATGGCTTCAACTGTACGGTTGCGCCATTCTGTAATTTGATATCTTCTACGTCGTATACTGTAGTAGCCAATTTATCCTCCTTGGATAGTTATAAACATTATAACAAATACATTTTATTAATACAAGCACAAAACCCCCATAAAAATGGGGGTTTTGGCAATTAAATTGAATTAATTATGCGAGTACACGATCAATAATCTTGCCGTATTCTGCTCCGACGTAGTTAGCGTCTGGAAGAAGACGGAAGGTCACTGGGAATGTAGTTGGGGTATTACGTGCAAGTGTGAACTGAGTCTGTTGTACAGAGAGAACACGACGAGCATAATAAACACGCTCAGTTGTTGCTGATGTTTCTGGTGATCCCGACTTGTATGTTGGAGCTTGTCCAACTGCAAATAGCTGGCGCTCTGTTGGAGCACTACCTAGTGCACCTGCTTCAAGACCTAGGGTTAGGTCTGCGCTGGTGCCTGCATACTGATCAGTTGATGCTGATCCGCTCTTCTTAAGAGTATCGCTCTTTTGTCCGAATACTGTAAGAACGTTCTGCAAAGTTCCTTCTGTCATTTCAGTCATAATCATGACCTGCATAGCAGACTTGAACAATTTAGCAGCATCTAGAAGCTGATCCACTGTAACATCTTCGTATGTTGGGTTATAAGTGATCTGGAGACCATTGTTTGTAAAACCAACGTTACGAACTGACGCTGCAGCGTTCAAAGTTGTTGCTGCAGTTGTACCATTTACCAACGTAATTGTACCGCCATCAAGAAGATTTTCGGTATATGTTGGGTCTGTGGAGTCCTTTACAGAAATGTAAACTGGAGCTGCACCGACAATAATGTTTTTGGCATCATTAATTTTTGCCATTGTTTCTACCTCCTAATTTAAAAATTTAGTTGTTTGAGCTGGCTAGGCTCTTTCCTCTTTCCTCTATGTCCAATTTTAGGCCATTAAGGGTCAAAAGGCAAACGTATTAAATATACCTGCCTGATGAGTTTGTGCTACGGGAATATTGAGCCTCAAGAATGATATCTGCAGAATAAAACCCTTGTAGCTCCTCAGAAGGAGCAGTAGGGGACATATCTGCGACATATATGCTATGGAATTTAAACTTTTCTGAATTGAACCCAGCAGACTTATTTATATCTTTTGCAGACTCGTCCATTCTTCGGAATTCATCTATCATGAAGTTTCTAATCTCATTTATCTCTGAGAAGTCTGTTGAGTATACTGTAAATAGAATTTGTTCGGTGCATATAAGCCATAGGGTGTCATATGAGACGCCTATCTTATCGTAGACTATATGCTTCTTCCCGCTCAAAAATTGATTCATTTCTGGAGTTTGTTGAACTGGGAATATTGGAATTATGCTCTCTCCTAGATTATCGCTCCAATATGCATCTGCATCAAATATGCCCAAGGTTATCATTCTGCCCCATAGATATTTACGAAGCTCAAGCATTGAATCTAATTTATAGTTTACTGTCATAGCGCCCCTCCAAATGCTGATGCTAGTGCTGCGTCTGCTTGAACAGACAAAGTATTAGGACTAAATGAATATTTAACTGTTCTAATTTCGGCTGGTAGTTTAAGAGCCTTCGACATAGATTTATTAAATAATTGTTGAAATCCAGATTTTCTTATTGATACATTAACTAGATTAGATTTAAAAAATCTTGAATAGGTCATCATAAATGAATTTCTTACACTAGCCCCGCCTGGGCTTTTAACGGTCACAGAGGCGCCTTCTGGCATAAATACTGTATAACCATTAGTTTCAAATACTAGGCGCTTAGAATGGCGTGGAGCAATTTTAAGAGGCATTCCAGCTTCCATCACAGAAGCTTTTTTAGTAAATACATGTCTACGATTACCTTCTGTTGAGGCAAATGTTTTTGAAGGCATAAACTCATATGATACAGAAAATCCAAGACCCTCTGTATTTAATTTATTTAGTTTAAATAGTCTAGCTGATGGATCTCCAGTCTGCCGCCATTCATAAACATGATGCAAAGATTTTGGCTTTACTCTAGCCTGTGCGTCTACAAATTCTGCAAAGTCTTTATCTATTTGATTAAATATAATTTCTCTAAATTTATTTTTAAATGCTGCGTTTGATGATAGTTTACTCACTACTTGAGCATTATAATAAACATAGGCAGATATTTGAGCAACCAAACTTTCTTTAAATACCTTACCTTTAGATGCAGTCATTAGTGATCTTAATCCACTTGATGCTTGTACTAGGGGAATACTATAGTCCAATGTTCTGATTCTCCGATCTCTTCAATACAGAGTTATATGATATAACATTTCCAAATCCATCTGTAACTGGGGTGCTGCCTATTACCTCAAATACTGTTGGAGTATCTGAAGGGTAGTTTAACTCTACCCAAATTGGATTATTTTTTGAATCACGTATGTTTGTAATTTTCTCTCTAAAGGTTAATCTATCAGCAGTTCTTACTTGAAGAATCTCTTCGTTTGTATATTTAGTTCCAAAAGATTGTATACTATTTGTTCTTGTAGAAGATGAATTGCTAATAACTCCTTTTGCAGAGCAGTCTACAGTTTTATAATACTGCCACTCTTTTACTATAGCACCAGTATCTGCATCTTGTAAATCATTTTGTCTATAGACGTCCATTTTCATGGACAATAAAGAATCTAATAGGTCTATCATATTACAACCATAGTGGTAAGCACATATGGGTATAATAGTTGGTCTGCATAGGCGTTACCTGTTCCTTTATAGGCATCTGATGAATACTCAAAATCCCAGTCGAATGTAGAAACGCTTTTAACATATTTGTTGGTCCATACTTTATCTTTTGCAAAGTAATCGCCCATCAATTGAATGCATGCTTGCTCAACATTGTCTGGAACTTCCGCCCATCCAAATTTGCCAGCGACTTTATAGCGAACATCTTTTCTAAATGCTCCGTATCCAAAATTATCATTAATTGTTGGAGGTACCATACCATTCGCAATATATACAGTATTGTCTAGAGCTTGACTTCTGTCTACTCTTAGACCAAAACCAGTTTCAGAAACAAGCGGATCGAATATCCAGTTATTTTCATTATTGATATTATCAACAAGCAAAATGTCATTTCCATAAAGCTCATGTAATGTATCTAGTTTAAATGGAAGCGGTAGCAAGTCTGAGCCTGCACCATATGCTATTTGAACATCATCGTACAAATAAAATTGCTGACCTGTATGATTTTCAATTACTTTACGTGCATACTTCTCTGCCATTATAAGTTCATGATATGACTTATAGTTTGGATCTGCTGGATCTACCGCTATTCCTAAATCTTCTACTGCTTCGGATATTGAAGCATATGGCGTTACAACGTCTACAAAAGTATCATGGCTGACGTTTGAAGAGCTTATCGCATATTTCCATCTTAATTTAAGATTTTTATTTCTATCAGTCAAGGCATAAGGAATACCAATTTCATATGAGCCAGGATCTACTTCTGACTTTGCTGCAACAACATTTGTTGCGACTGGAGTAGCTGGGCTTATTGCAGGTGTTACTGCTGGATCCTGAGTTATATCATAGATATCTACTAGGACTGATCCATCTGCATCTACTATTTGTCCGCCCCAGAATATTTTAGTCTTTGCTGGTGCGTAACTATTCTTATAAACCTCTGCCATTTAATTGGCTTAGTTATAGAACTCCTGAACTTCTTTTGGAGTAGCCATAACAAAACCTTCCTCCTTATCAAAAATTGCCTGGGCTGTATCTTTGTCCATAGCAACGAATGGGTGTTCTTTTGTAAATGTGTGTCCTAGAATATCGTATCTAAAGTTAGCACGAGTCATTTTAACTAGAACTAAGTCTTCTTGTTTGACCTGTTTTGCTTCTGGCTTTTTCAATTCAGCAGCATTCATCTCTTCTTCTTCTTCCTCTATGCCCTTGGCCTTTTTATAGATGGCCCAGGTTACGCCTTCTTCTGCGAGTGCAGCAATAATATCTTTTTTACCTTTTTGGTCTGTTACGTCTACTGCAAAGTCTTCCGCAATCTGCTTTAACTCTGCAACTTTTAATGTATCAAATGACATTAATTTCTCCTTTTATAGGTTATTTAATTATAGCATTAGTCAATTAAAAGGAAAAGCCCCCAAATTAATGGGGGCCTTTCAGCAGATCTAAATCCTAAATTAGGAAGCGACCTTAACGTTCTTAACAACAACCCATGCGTCTGCTTGCTCAATTTGAACGCCAACACGAGTATAGAGTGTATACTCAATTGCGTCCTTCTTTGGCCAGAAGAAACGGTAAACGGTTACATCACGCTTGATACCAATAACTACGTTATTTGGGAATGTCAAGTGGACGTCACCATGATTGCCAGTTTCGCCTGAGTAATCGCCATCTTGTGCTTCTGGAAGAAGTGGAACTTCAACAATCGGAATACCGAATGCGAATGGAGCCACATATCCAGCTGGGCCACCTAGAGGCTGTACGCCTTCTCCACGGATGATCGACGATGCGATATCTTGTGGGATGGTCTGGTTTGTTCCAATGCTATTTGCATACAGGAAGTCCTGAATCAAATTGGAACCAGAAAGGAAGCGAAGGTCGGAACGACGTTGCTTGTACTTACGTGGGAGTGCCTTGAGGGCGCTGTTGAAGAGTGCACGGCTGATACCAGCACCTGCAGCGTCTACAACGTGACCGTAGGTCTTTGCCTTCTTGACTACACCATCAAATGCCTTATAAAGGTTATCTGATGTAAGGGCGGTATTACCATTGAGGAGTACATCTTCAATGTCATTACCTGCCTGTGTTGCCATCATACGGGCAATATGATCTTCTAGATCTGGACCTTCGATATTGTCCTCAAGAGATTCTGTTGAAAGCTCCCAATCCAAGCGAAGCTTCTTTGTTGTAAGAGAGATCTTGGAGAAGGATACAGCAGAGTTTGAACCTGTGTTATCTGCTTCTGTAGCGAGAACCATAAGTTTCTCACCAACACCAATACGATCAATCTCGGT